GGACCATAATAGTGAACCTTCATCGTGAAGGTCATTGTCCAGGTCACATATCTTACTGAGTCAAAGTTACCTTCATATTCGATATTATTGGTTACCGAATTAAGGATAATAGGCACATCTTTTAGAAAACCCATCTGAGGCATTGCCTGAATGGTTGCTGTATAATCTGGATTGAAATATGGTAGTATCTGCTCTACAATATGTGTACCGTCGTCAACATTTCTGGCGTATAGATTCAGCTCGAAATTGAGATCGTATGGAACACCAACATATTGTGTGCTGGCTTCAGTGGAGCTTGCGCTCTTAGGGTTCTTGAGTAATGAGTTTTGCTTTCTGGTTGCGTCATATGTTATTCCAGTTATCTCAAAAGACATTCTAGGTAGCGTAACCTGAATTTCTCTTTGCAAATCTGGATCAGAAGCCAGTCTCATAACATACTTTTCTTTTGGAGCGTACATTATAGGAATTTTAAATCGTTCTATTTCAACGCCAGTGTCTTTGTTGATGCGCTTAACCATAATGTTGTTGAACATATTGCCGAACAATATGACATATCTTCTGGTCAGTTGATAGTAGAAATAAGCATTACTTAGCATTTATGGTAGCCCAAATGGATTTCTTTCAGTGAAGTCAATAAAATCATTGGCCTCAGTCTGCAATTCTTTATTATCAAATAGATCATAGTCGATATGGTCACCTATCGTATCTACGCCTGTAATTGTGTAGATAGCGTTTGATGATACACCCTTAATAGTTCCGTTTGCAAAGTCACCTTTAATGTTGTTTAGTAATAGGATTTTGTTATTTGGATCCCATGTTCCAACTGTAGCAGATGCGGTATAGTCGGTTGGGCTTGTGCCCTGATAAACAACTTCATTTCTTATAAAGTTATTGGATGTACCTTCAACATTAATCTGAACGGTATATGATAGAATACCAGATGTTTGCATGTCGTCAACTTCGCTAATACCAGTCTCGATATTTTCGTTGCTGTAGCGGAATACTTCGCAGCGCAATTCGTAAAGATATGGATTTCTATTACCTAGTGAGAAGAATAATAGTTCTTCTTCAACGAACTTGATTTCAAACATTTTCTGTAGAACAGGAACATAGATCAGGTCACCTTCGCGTGGTCTATAAGCCACCTCAGGTGGTACAAACTTTTCAAATGATCTTCTAGATACTACAAAGTTTGATGATTCTCTGATTTCTAGACCAAATTTTGAGAAGAAGTCGCCATCACCTTCATAGCCTTCGACATTGGCTAGATACATTTCAATATTGTAGGCCTTGCTAAACTTAGCATTAGTGTTTTCACCAAAGATACTATCATCACCGTTCCAAGCTTCACGAGGCAAATAGAATACATCGTGCCCATTGATTTTGATAGACTCAACGACCAAATCTTCAAGCAATCTTTGCTGATTTATTGAAGCGACCGCAGAGAAATTGTTAAAATATACTGAGGTTGCCATGTTAACCTATCAAGAATTGAGGTGGTTCTTCGTATGTCTCACGAATTTGCTTTTCTAAATTTTCAATTTCTTCTACTGCTTCATTGTAGATTTGTTGACCGTTCATGGTGATACCGCCTGGTAGCTGCATACCAGCAAACTTCTTCATGTTTGTACCCCACTGGCGCTTGATATAGGCTGTGGCCAGCTTCTTTAGCATACGGTCATCATAGACTTTATTGTATGTATTTGGATCTACGATTATCCAACCTTCAATGATAATAAATTCGCCGACCATAACATCGTAATTCCAGTCCCAATCAATATAAAGCTTGTCTGTATGACGGTTAAATCTAATTGGCTGTTCACCAGAGAACAACAAATCAAGCGTTCTGATATGCTGCTGAGTCAAAGCATAGCTGACATAAGAGGTGGATGTAAAGTCATAAAGTTCGTGTAGGCGTAACTGGTAGCGCAGGTCAAACATATTGACGCTGGCATTTGTTGAAGATATAGGAAATACTCTGGTTAGACCAATGATGTTCTGATTTGCAACCGGTATATACTTATTCACTTTATCGTCGGCTGTAATCTGATGCTTAAAATACCAGCGTTCAACACCATCGAAATGGAACTGCTGGAAATACTGAAGTGCCTCGTCAACTCGGTCGTCTACCTGGTCATCATCAACATTGATTTCGATGACCGGATGACCTAGCTGACGCAGGCACCATGTTTTTAAGTCTTCTCTAGATGAAGGAACCATTTATTACCACCCTATTGGCTATTCCCTCCTATTTATTATATTCCAGGCATTCACATGGAGTTTTTCAGAAGTCTGCTATATTCCGTATCTATTATGGTTTTTATCTTGGCACCATCATAGCAGAGAGGTTTTGCAGAATATGCCCTGGCGCGGATCCTCTCCGCCAGGCTCTCGTCACCACAAAGCTTCTTGAAATATGGAAGTAACTCATCACCAAATTCTTTGAGTTCTTTAGGAACGGCAAAGAAGTTCATAGCACTATGAGTAAATTCAGGAAAACCCATTTCTTTACCTGTCGGAACATCTGGCCATTCTGGTGATCTTTCTTCTGCGGCAAACATTAACGGCTTCAAAGCTGGCATGTCGGCTGTGCTGAATACGGTATAATCAGCTTCATATCTCTGCACTGAGGCGGAAATATCATGGATATTACCATAGCTTAGAATCTTAGCTTTTTCGTTGAACGAATACTTTTTTGTGAAGACATTATTCAGATAGACATTGGTTACAGTATTAGAGTTTGTAGCAAAGTATACGGTATCTTTCTTGTTGATCAGATTAATCAGATCGATTAGATTACCTTTAAAATCTTTGCTGATCAATATGGCTGGGCCTGAACCTGAAGACATACCATTTAGAAAGATGAAGTCTGTATCTTCATTCCATTTTCGGTTCTTATTTTCTAATCTAGAATAGGTAAAGGTACTGACAGCACCCATCCAAAGGAGCTTTGTTCCTGCTCTAGCTCTTTCTATACTAGAGATATTAGCTGTCTCACCTTCAGCTCCAGGCACATGGCTATATCGAAACTCATATTTGTTTTGTATTTTATTGAGAGCTTCTAGTGTAGCCACAAGATTCTGCGTCACCACAGACCCAGCACTATATCTCGAATAAACATTTACTGTTTCCGCCGAATAAGCTGCGGAAGAAAATAGCAGTAATACAAATATCAAAAAAATTCTAAACATCATCTACCTTTCTCATGGTTATAGTTCATATTTCCTATGAAATAATCACGGGATCTTATACCTTCAAATACATCATCTCTGTTTTTAAACTTTTGATATTTTTTAAGCATTGTTTGATTGAACTCTTCGGCTGCACTAAAGCCTTTTACATCACCAAAAACATTCTCAATGAGTGAGAGTTCTTTACTATCGAAAAGATTTTCTTTTCTAGCTTGTATCAGATTAGCAGAATACTTATATATGTAAGGATTCATCAATCTGTGTTTGTCAACTCTACCTGAAGACCCAAAATATAGTTCTGCAATATCTTTATCCGTCTCTAATACTTTTTTGATGATGTGAGATTGTTTTATAGGTATCAAAGGAGCATCGGCTGACCAGAAAAATGCTTCGATGTTATACATATTATTAGCTATTTCTTTATTGATATATCTGGTCGATTGATATCCGTGATCGCTGAAACTAAAATACATCTTTTTTCCTTTGATTGTCACGGCAGGTTTTTCAATACCTTCAATATAGGCTACCTTTAGACCTTCTTTATTCAAATTCTTTTCGTTGTATTTGTGCTGAGACCTAAAAATAGTTTTCGGATCTTTTGTGACTATTGATCTGGTAGAAGCCGCAGTACCATCATGACCAAATATTGTAAACTTCATATTTATCGTTTCATCAATAAGAAAATCTGAAGCATCGATAACTGTTATTTTGGTGTTTGGGCTACGAATAGCAACTTCTTTCAATAGCGGTAAAGCATTTATTTTATATTCGCTATGATAGATAGCAAAAGACTTATAGAGCTTTTTATAACCTTCACTTACAGAATCAAATAGCTTTTGGTGATTGACGGTCTGTATTTCGTCAATGAATATATCATTATCAAGAAATGTTCTAAGTATTTCTGTAGAGTCTGATCCACCAGAAAAAGCTAGAATGAGATAATCATATTTGTCTCTGAGCTGCTTTGCTCTATTGATATAGAGCTGTTCTAAACCTATTTCAGGTTCAACAGACCAGTCTATCTTAGAATACACATGATCATTATAATAGAAATGTATTTTCCCATCATAATCACCGTTTTCGTTCATTTTATCTAAAACATCATCTTTTGATGTATAGATTTCAGCTTTATACACATAGAATCCGTTCTGCAACTGCGGTGTGCTAATTTTAGAATGGACTTTAACATTATCAATTATCATTAGAAACCTCATATATACTTTATATATGCGAACTTATGGAGCCTAATCATGTCTTATCAATTTCTCACCAATGAACCAAGTATCAGAAGAAACTTAACTTTTCCTTGGGTTTATTGGGATGAAGGATTTACATCGCAAGAACTTGATGACATTACCAACTATTGTGAATCCCAAGAAAGCGGACCTGGAACAATCGTAGGTGTTGGTGATGTAAAAGAAGCGGAAAAGATTAGAGTGTCACAGACTTACTTTCAAAATAGAAATGATGAAACGGCATGGATTTTTGACCGATTCAATTCCATTCTAAGAGAAGCAAACGATAGATATTATAATTTTGACCTAAACGGGTACGAGAATTTTCAGTATACCAGATACTATGCTGATAGGCAAGGCCATTATAATTGGCACATGGATACAATCTTAGGTCATGATAATATTAGGTCGGAAAATGGATTAAAGGGAGAAACGAGAAAGCTTTCTATGACGCTTTGCTTAAATGATGATTATGAGGGAGGAGAATTCCAATTAAATCATGGTCGAGAGATTCATCCCGAAACCGTACCTGCTAAGAAGGGTAGAGCTATAATATTTCCATCATTTATGATTCATAGAGTGGCACCAGTCACCAAAGGTATTAGGAAATCTATTGTTGTTTGGGTTCTTGGGCCAAAATTTCGCTAATTTTATTTAACATATCATCTTCTTCATCGTTTTTAGGTGCAATCAATTCTTCTCTGATAGTATCGATTTCATCTTCTGTTGTATGTTGTTCAATATCAAGAAAAGATGTGACAAGTTCAATACCTTCAGCGAAGTCATTTTCATTCTTTAATATTTTTTCTTGTCTTTTTAAAAACTCAACAGGACCTCGAATCTTTAAATCTTTTAAAAATGCCTGTTTTTCTTCTTCATCATCTAAAGAGGGAATATCTAACGATATATCAGTTCTGCACCTGACGGGCGTACCGTCAGGTTTTCTATTATCATCGACAGCCAACATTTCTTCTGTAATCAAATCGGTATAGTATCTAACCACAAAAACTAAATCATTTGGCCAGACTTCAACTATTTTATATTTAATATTCATTGTCAACTCAATTTATTATGATGTTGTTCCTGTTATTGTACCTAGGCTTACCCATCTGATATTTGTATTACCAGTGATTGCACCACCTCTAGAACCTTGATAGCCTAGAGAGCCTTGATATCCTGTTGGTCCTTGTGAGCCTTGGTAACCCTGTGAACCCTGATAGCCTAGAGAACCTTGATAGCCTGTTGGTCCTTGTGAGCCTTGGTATCCTGTTGGTCCTTGAGCACCTTGAGAGCCTTGATATCCAGTTGGGCCTTGTGAACCCTGATAACCAAGAGAACCTTGATATCCTGTTGAGCCTTGTGAGCCTTGATATCCTGTGGCGCCTTGTGAGCCTTGATAACCGGCTGGTCCTTGAGCACCAGCACTACCAGGATTACCTGCTGCACCAGTTGGTCCTTGCAGACCTTGTGAGCCAGGATTGCCTGTTGCGCCTTGATTGCCTGATAAACCTACAGAACCAGGTGAACCTTGTGAACCTTGATTGCCTGTTAGACCAACGGAGCCTGATGTACCTTGATTACCCGTAAGACCTGTTGGACCTTGAGCGCCAGCCGAACCTGGATTTCCAACAGGACCTGTTGCGCCTGTTGGGCCTTGAGCACCAGGATTACCTACGGGGCCTGTTGGTCCTTGGCCGCCAGCATTACCTGGAGTGCCTCGAGGTCCTGATGCGCCGGTATTACCTGAACCACCGGCTCCGCCGCCGGGGCCAGTATTTGTACCTACACCTGCTGAACCTAAGTTACCACCAGGACCACCAGGAGTGCCATCATTTGATCCACCCCCGTTGCCGCCTGCGTTTGCACTTCCTCCATATCCTGGGGATGAACCGAAGCCGCCACCGCCGCCGCCTCCGCCTGCTGGTGATCCAGCACCACCACCGCCGCCGCCTCCGCCGACAAGATTCGGTGATTTACCATAATATGCTACAACGCCTTGGCCGCCTCCGCCGCCTCCGCCGCCGCCAGTACCGCCTGAGCCACCACTACCACCAGGTCCGCCAGGACCAGCTGCACCGCCTGGACCACCTACACCACCAGGACCGCCTCCGCCGCCAGGCCCACCAGGCCCACCAGGTCCGCCAGGTCCGCCAGGACCTGCGGCGCCACCTGGACCGCCTACGCCACCAGGACCACCAGGTCCGCCGGCGCCTGCTGGGCCGCCAGTACCACCAGGACCACCTGGACCACCTGCGCCTGCGGGCCCGCCTGGACCTCCAGGTCCGCCAGGACCACCAGGTCCGCCTGGACCACCTACACCACCAGGCCCACCAGGCCCACCAGGACCTGCGGCGCCACCTGGACCGCCTGAGCCTGCTGGACCGCCGATGCCGCCTGATCCACCTGGACCACCTACGCCACCTGAGCCGCCAGCTCCACCAGGACCACCAACACCACCTACGCCGCCAGGACCACCAGGACCGCCGATACCACCTGAGCCACCTGTACCACCGACACCACCGACACCACCTGTACCGCCAATACCGCCTACGCCACCTGGACCGCCGACACCACCTGTACCGCCTGTGCCACCTGATCCACCTGTGCCACCTTGACCACCTGTGCCGCCTGATCCACCTGAAATTGTAGAACCTGTATTATCAACAACGAGAATTATACCTGAAACGCTATCAGCTTGAAAAGCAAGGCCGCCCGCATTACCAACAAGGCCTTGTGAACCAGTATTACCAATGATGCCTGTACCACCTACATTACCAGCATTACCAACAATACCTTGTGCGCCTGTACCACCAATTATACCTGTGACACCCACGCCGCCTTGACCACCAGGACCTCCTGTACCACCTGTATTACCTATTGTACCAGTTCCGCCTGTATTACCTCTACCACCAACATTACCTTGACCGCCTACATTGCCTACGATACCTTGTGCGCCTGTACCGCCCACACCGCCTTGGCCACCTGTTTGACCGTTATTACCTGGACCGCCTTGACCACCTGTGCCGCCTGTATTACCAGTGCCACCAGGACCGCCTTGGCCGCCCGTGTTACCTTGACCACCTTGACTACCAGGACCACCAGGACCGCCTACGCCGCCTTGACCGCCTTGACCACCAGGACCGCCTACGCCGCCTTGACCGCCTTGATTACCGGCTTGACCGTTATTGCCTGGACCACCTTGGCCGCCTGCATTACCTGTGCCGCCTGCGTTACCAGCATTACCTTGACCACCTGTATTACCTGGTGTTCCATTATTACCTAGGCCACCTGTGCCACCGGCATTACCAGCATTACCTGGAGAGCCACCACTTCCTGGTGAACCAGGTCCAGCAGCATAAGATTTATATAGACGATAAGGATATCCACCACCACCTCCAGGCCCACCTGCACCTGGTGAACCAGGATTACCAGAAGCGCCAGGATTACCAGTATTACCGGCCGCACCTGTATTACCTGCAAGACCTTGAGTACCAGGATTACCGGAAGTACCAGTAGTTCCAGGATTACCAGTATTACCAGTTGTTCCTGCTGTACCAGGATTACCGGCAGTACCTTGTGATCCTGTGTTGCCCGTTGCACCTGGATTACCGGTATTTCCTGTCGAACCTGTATAACCTGTTGCGCCTGGATTACCTGTTGTGCCTGCTGTGCCTTGCGAACCGGTGTAACCTGTATTGCCTGCTGTACCTTGTGATCCTGTATAACCTGGATTACCGGCTGTGCCAGGATTACCTGTAGAACCTGTCGTGCCGGCTGAACCTTGATAGCCAGTATTACCTGTTGTGCCAGTTGTTCCTGAAGTACCTGTTGTACCAGGATTGCCTGTTGCGCCGGTTGTACCAGTTGAACCCTGATAACCGGTTGTGCCAGTATTACCAGCTGAGCCTTGATAGCCAGTATTGCCGGCAGAACCCTGATAACCGGTTGTGCCAGTATTACCAGCTGAACCCTGATAACCGGTTGTACCGGCTGAACCTTGATAACCTACAGTACCAGCACCACCAGAAATAGTTGCGTTGTTCTTCACATAAACAAATGAACCACCTTTCCAGCCTGTGCCTGTTCTAAAGGCAGCTGTAGAATTATCTGCGGCTGAAATATTGGCATTAACAACACAAATTAGATTAAGAGGATAGGTTGGGCTACCTGCTTGTGTGTATAGATTGATGTTGTTTGCTGTAGTACCGAGAGTTACTATCTTAGTAGGTCTTGGTATAATTCCTAAAAACATCTATTTACCTTATCTTACATCTGGAATGAATGAACCGTATAGGTTCGTTCCATCACAAACAAATGAGAAAATATCTCTAGCATTAGCTGAAGTTGATATCGGTGGTGCAACACCAGCTGTCCATTTATAGGCTGTAGAGAATGAAAGACCTCTATTTCCTGCACCATCTTGTATTACATGGAGTATGTATATTCCTACCCTTAGATTTGTTGGGTTAGCTAATGTTCTTGAACCGCCTAATGTTACAGTTGCAATCTGACCTGCGGCTAGATTCCAAGAAATTGTTGCTGCATCGGTCAACACTTGAGATTTAATATTAGCTGAGGCTGTATCAACCACACCTGTTACAGCAATATTACCAGAAATTGTTAGATCGCCAGCAAGTGTGCCTGTTGTATTCTGTAAGGCTGTATTAGCTTTACCGAAAGCGGCTGAAGCTATAACCAATGTTGCATTAGCATTACCAAAAGCGGCCGAAGCGACAGAACTAGCAACATTAGCCACACCAAAGGCGGCTGAGGCTACTACGAGTGTAGCATTAGCATTGCCAAAGGCGGCTGATGCAATAGAGTTAGCCGCATTGGCTTTACCGAAAGCCGCTGAGGCTACTACAAGTGTTGCATTTGCGTTACCAAAGGCTGCATTAGCCACATCAAAACCAGCTGAAGCTACCACTAGAGTTGCGTTAGCATTACCAAAAGCCGCATTAGCTACAGCAAAAGAAGAATTAGCAACTGTAAATCCACCATTAGCTTTACCAAAAGCGGCGTTAGCAGTATCGAAGGCTGCAATGCCTGACAGAACAACATTATTTGCATCAAGAGATAGAGCTAGAGCATAGGCGCTATTAGCTTTAGTAAATGCTGCATTAGTATTAGCAGCCACACCATAAGTGAATGTGTTTAGAGTATTAGCAAAATTGTAAGCTGACGAAGTATTTGTTGCTACACCATAAGCAAATGTGTTGACACCATAAGCATATGTGTTTACTGTATTGGCAAAACCAAAAGCCGCCGCAGCATTTACGGCAACACTATAAGCATATGTGTTTACTGTATTGGCAAAACCAAAAGCGGCTGCGGCATTTACGGCAACACCATTAGCAAAACCATAAGCTGCGGTCACATTTGAAGTTACACCATAAGCATATGTGTTAAGATTGCTAAGGGCTCGGTCAATCGTGTTTGCTAATCTGGCAGAAGCGATATTGACAGTTGATGTGTCAGAGTTTGATGTTACTACATTTGCAGAAATATAAATTGTTCCGCCTCTACCTGTATTAGCAGAAACGGTTATTGAAGATGTATTTGATGCAAATCTTATAAGATTACCATTAGCTTCAATATCATTCAGAACAATAATAGTCTGATTAGTTATCGTTCTCCATTCATCAAATGTGTTGGTTAATGATACATTGGCAATAGTCATCTATTTACTATCCTTTTGAGTAAATCTTTAATTTCACTCATATCTTCTTTGAGAGAATCTATTTCCGAAAGTTTGCTTTTTATTGTATTTATTTCTTCGCTCATATGCTTTGACTTGGTAAGCATATTTCTTCTGGTCATATAATCATCTGCGATATCTTTATTAGAAAGAAGGACCGCACCAGTGTTCATATCTTTTCTTAGCTCCGGTCTTTCTTTCACTTTATAAAGGTTGCTCATTAGTAAACATCTCCAGGTAGAGCGATAGCTCTCATGTCATACACATAAGGAATTTTGGAAGCTGTTGTTCCTGTTGATGAAAGAACTACCTTCACAGCAAACTGGTTGAATGTCTTATATGTTGTGGTATCTGTAGAATATACAATATTATTTGAAGATAGTGAAGGTCTATATTCGTATTCAATAGCTTCTTTATTCAATGAATAAGTATACTCACTCGTCTTCTGAACCATACGCACCCAGTTGCGATCATCGATTTGATCTGAATCAAGGCTATTTCTGACTTTATAATAGACCTGAACATTTGATCCTGGTGGTTTTACCGCTGTCAAGAAGATACGAAGATCGCCGGCGTCAAAGCCATCTAGTAGAGTTACAGTCTTAGAGATATATCTGGCTTCCGCTGGACCACCAGACTTACCCGTTTCAGATATAATCTGAATTTGAGCACCTGTTCCAGAACCGGTTAAGGTAGCTGTTACATCATCTACATAGCCAGCTCCGTAGCTATCAAAGACAATTCTATCAATCTGACCGGTTGTTCCATTTGCAACACCCCAAGCATTGGCGCCGTAACCAACTGTGCTTGAGAATGTTATTGATGCGTTTGATGAATAGCCTGAACCGCCATCAATAATCTTTACTCTATTATCTGATAGAGATGAATTATTAATTCTATTCTCAATAGCTACAACGCTCTGTCTATTATGGAAAAGAACTGGTGATATCTTTTCATCGACTGTTGTTAGAGCTACCGAAACCTCAATAGATTTCGATGCGTTGTTTGCTGGTAGAATGACCTGTCTATCAGACATATCTGTTTTCTTATCAGGTAAAACTTCCGAATAAGACGAAGCAAATGTACCAGAAGAATTGGTTGTTGATTTATACTTATATGTAAGTTTTGTATTTACCAATTCAATAGCATCAGAATGAATTTCAAGAGCATCAAATACAGTATTTCCAGATGCTACAGAAGAAACTGAATTTTTATCTTCATTTAAGATGATTTCACCAGAGAATTTATTGAAAGAAGCTCGGTTTAGAGTAAACATCATATCTTCATTCTGATATGGTGTCCATGTTCTTGCATTTTGTGATTTGAATAGAGAACCTAGAAATGCTTGCTGTGAAGCGATTACACCGGATCCAAGAGCAGGATTACCTTTTTCAGCAACATAATAATCATATCCGTAATCATCGGTTATAACAACAATAGCATATTCATAACCAGAATTTAGATATACTGGGCTAGAGAAGGTAAATTTTGTAGCTGTCATTGAGTTCTGAGTATTTGGTAGATCAGAAACTCTAATATCTTCAGGTTCTTTGATACAAATAGCACCTGGTATGACCGTATCTGAGCTTGGTATACCATTTACAACCGGTCTAATTTCAACTTGAACGGGTAGCAAGTCACCTTTATTCTTAAAGAATAGGTCAACGCTTGAGATATATAATCCATTTGGATTTTCTCTAGTAGCCACAAAAAATGTCTGTGCGATAGGATCCCCTTGAGGTTGAGCTTCCCAAGCTAAGGTATCATAACAAATTTCTCCTGTATCTGTGTTTGTTACTGTAAATGTTGTTCCATTTCTGGTCCATTTTCCAAAATTCCAACGACCAGAAACAACTTTAAATTCATAAGAGTATATACCTACACTATAGTTGACTGTGACTGTTTGACCTGTATATTCTGCGTTCGGTCTCAATAAGAAAGTAACTAAATCTTCCAAATTTGGACCATATCTTGCATCCATAGGCGCCTGTCGCCAGACATCACAAGGTGGTACTGGTGTTTTTGTAGGAGTTACCGTCTTTGTTGGTGTTGGTGTAATACTTACAGTCTGAGTAGGTGTCTGTGTATTAGTTACTGTTGGTGTTGGGCTATGGGTTGGCGTCATCGTTAAAGATTGTGTTTGTGTAGGAGTAGGTGTTGATGAGAGAGATGCCGCCGGTGTCTGTGTATTTGTAGCAGTAAATGTGACAGTAGGAGTTACCGTTGCGCTAGGAGTTAAAGTTGGTGTTGGTGATACTCCAGGAGTAGGAGATACAGAAGGAGTAACCGTCTGTGTAGCAGATAGCGTAGCAGTAGGAGTTACTGTTGGGCTTGGTGTAGCAGAAGAACCTGGTGTTCTAGTTGGTGTTAATGTAGGTGTATATGTTGGGCCAGGTGTATCAGTTATAGTTGGTGTAGGCGTAATCGTTGATGTTGTACCAGGAGTCTGTGATGGGGTAGCCGTTGCAGTTACACCAGGAGTCTGTGAAGGCGTTACAGAAATTGTTTGTGTTGGTGTTGGAGTAGGTGTAGGCTGGTTGATAATATTGATAATTTCTTCTGAAGAATTATAAGTTGTCTTCTGAATTATTTGAGCCTTTGTAAGGTCTAAACCATTAGCAACAAAACGGTATTCGGCTGAAGATGTTGTTACAGAATTATCGTTTCTTGGATTGTCGAGAATACGGAATATTCTATCGCCGGTTCTGAATTTAACTTCGCTCTGAGAAGGATCAGGAACATAAAAGATACCTGACATATAACCTCTAGAGGTTACGAAATGTGCCTGTGTAGTATTGGCTGACCATGAGCTTCTTCTATCACCTATAGAATAAACTGAATTAACATCAGCCGCAGTAAAAGCTTGTGATAAATGTGCTGTTCTTGTAGAACCAGTATAACCTACGATTTCTCTAGATTCGCCTGCATTTGTTCCGCTTACAATCGTCAGAACATTTCCTGTATAGTAATTGTCAGCTGTAGAAGCGTCAAGCGCCAAAACAATATCAGTTAATGTTGATGTTCTAAGTTTACCTGAATGGTGTTCGTATGATACAACGGATGCACTAAGAGAATTATTTGAAGTGCTTGTTACAGAAGCGCCAACAGCAATAGATGCTGGATTCTGCCAATTGGCAACATATACTTTGGTATTACCGGTATTTTCATTAGTCTCAATATGTAAAATGTTGGCTACAGAACTACCAATCTTAATTGTGTCTCTAGCACCATCGATTAGGCCATTAATGCTAACACGCTTATTAAGTTCGATAATGTTTGGCTTCTGAACAAATTGTGATATCGGCTCATCATCAAAATAGTAATATGACTGTCTAAGAGGTCTTAGCTTACCAGCAACAAATTCAATAGGAAGGGCGCGCATATAAGGAATATAACCAACATTGGTTATAACATCATTTAGCTTCTGTTCTACTGTTGTTGTGTTAGTGATAACTTGCGTATTGACAACAAACTCTGATGTGGGAACACCTGTTGTTACACCTTCATTTGTGCGACTAACTAAAATATTGCTATTTGCCATTTTTATACCTTATCGACTATACGATTCCTTATATTTATGCTCTGCTCTGGCTATCTACGGTACTCTGATATACCTGAACTCTCGAATATTCACTATTAGCTGTATCAGTCAAGATAATATCTGGTGCGGTATTTACGCTCTTCCAGTTATCAGCTTCAGGCATCGTAAAGATTCTTCCTCTGTAAGCTGCATGTAACATTTCAGCAACAGGAGCATATTTTGTAGCCACATTTTGAGATACGAAAGGTTTTTCGCCATAATTTAGAATAATCTTATCTCTCATGAATGTGACATTTGAGCTTAATGCTGAATTGGCTGTGAGCTTAAATGATGTGGTGTTGGACTGGCATTGTAACCAACCTTCTGTAAAATTCATTGAACATTGATAATCAATTCTATCAGATGCGCCAAGCTTGTGACCTTTAAATGTGTCTGCTAGAACACCATATTTTGTTCTATCGAGACCATTCACATCTCGAATTGTAATATCTAGAGCATCTTTTTCAAGAGTATTCAGACCAATATAATATTCAATATTCTCAACACGCTTTTCGATCTTGCCAATATCACGCATTGTATATCTCTTATTTTCGATATACTTGGCAGAAACATTTGCCGGATATTTAGTATAAGGTTGAATACCTAATGAATATATGACCATGCTTCTAGAAGGTACGGATGGTTCTTGTGGAGACTTTGATGGAATACCTTCAATTCGGCTAATTGTTTTTTCTGAATTGACAACGATCAAGTCTCTTCTACCTAGATAATAAGAATAGTTCAACTGGAAATCAGTCGTTGGATCAGGAACTTTGATACCAGTCAATGTAAAATTAGGTGCAGTATTTGAAGCGTTGCTTCTCTTAGCTCTAAAATCTATACTATCTCTAAGTGATATCTTTTTACCTGACGATGAAACGAAGTCTGGTATCATGCTATAGCCATCACCAAGAGATGTTCCTTCTTCGAAGATTTCTGTTCCTAAATTAGGATAAGAATCGACAGTAAAGTATTCACCTTGACCAGATATTGAAGTGTGGTTATAATAGCGGCAGCATACGATCAATGGGCCTTTAACAGGAGCATAGTCAGGCTTCAATTTAATTGAGGCGTGATCATAATAATTATCTCTTTGACCGTTATTAAATTCAAATCTATCTGTAACATCATCATAGATATAAAGTGGTGAACCGCCTGATGGAACAGATTGACCATTCAGATCGTAGATTTTTGAAACGGCAATAACATCTGAGATATAAAGGCTTTCGGTAACACCAACAGTTTTGGTTGGATTTTTAATTACAACTTGACCCGCATTGATATATACGGTTGTGTTAGAACCACTGCTATTTACAAAAGTTGTTGAAGGGCTCTCTGCTGAAAATGTTGCAGTATTTGCTGGTGATAATGATTTGATTTTTCCTGTAACACCAGGATCAAATTGCATTTTAGCATAAATTGTTGCTACGAAAGAGTCGCCAACTCCACCATCTGTATCGAAATTAGCTTGTTCAGGTGAACCTGCTGTCACTGTTGATCTGACTTTTACAACATCTCCGGTATTTCTACCTGAACTTTGCTTGTCTGAAATAATGACCAAGAAGTTATTCATAACGGTAGATGAGGTGTTAGAAGATGTAGTTGTACCTTGAAAATCTTCGTTTGTACCAGCTGAAATTGGGCTCGATAGAGTTCCATTTGTGAATTGAACTGAACTATATTTCTTGGTATAAGAATAAGATTGGCTTGTGATGCCGTTTGCAATCCATTCATCTGGAAGACTGAACACTAAGGTATCGAGTGATGATTCGTTAATGAATGTAGCTGCATCATTAATACCACCAACTTTGTTTAAAGTTGTGATGTTTGTGTTAGCGTTTGATGTGGCACCTGGTGTATAACCCACTCTCTTGACAAATGAGTGTGAATCGTTGAAGTCAAATTCAATAGCTACATTTGAAGATGTGGTAGGTGTGCTTATCCACTGATCAGCATCGATTGTGATGGTTCTAGTTGAAGCATTATAAGCTGCAATGTTATATGAATAACCTACACCTGGTCCAGATGTAACTCTCAATACGGCATTCTGATATACATCATTGTTAGCACTAAGAAGAGTTGTACCATTAAATAGTCTTATTGTATTTGTAGATACATAGCTGGCATTAGATGCTATTGATCTCCAGCGAGTATCAAACAGATAAAACTCATACTTTCTAGAATCAACATCAACATCACCAGAGTAAAACTCTATTGCTTTTACTCTGGCTGTACCAGTTTTAGAGGTCTGATATGTTGCGTTGCTCGTAAAATCGATATAATCATATGGTAAACAATGAATATCAAATAGATCCATTGTTGTTACACCAAAATCGCCTTTGAGATTTGATGTGACAACATAGTTACCATAGTTCATATTTAAATCATAATTGCTCACATTCTGAGTTGTCTTAGCTTTTGGAACTCTGAGAACAGTATCAGAAATCGTTTCATACTCATAACCTTGAACATAAGATTTTCCAGGAGATAGATTTACAGCAACATAATTTAAAGGATCAAATCTATCTATATCAAAAGATGCGACATAAGGTCTTACAGTGAAGTTTCCTGACTGATCATATGTTCTTCTTGCTAGAACCTCTTCAATCTCTCCATATACTGGATATTCCGTAAGTCTTCTTAGATTGCCTTCTTCGAATCTAGCCAACTCAACAAATTTTTCAACATCTTCAGAATCAAGAGTTCTTGATGTTAGAGTTAGATTAACCTGATATCTTGCCGCACCTGGGCCCTGATAATTGTAAGATTCTAATGCCGGATCTAGCAATGAAGAATCTTCATTTTCTGTAATGATAGTGTCGGAGAAGGCTAAGCCAATTTTAGCATTAGCTCTTTGTTCATTATATCTGGAAAATGCAGTTGTCTGCGTAGGAACTTTAACAAAATAGCCGTTGAAAAAGAAAACACCATCTTTTACAGTAGCCAAACGACATGTTGCAGTGACATTTGCTGAAGCTGCATTAGCATAAATGTTATCATTCAAAACTTTGATTGTTTGATTTTCTGTGAATGTGCTGGTTGATAGGTATCTACCAAAAAGAGCAGGAGGAGTATTTGATGTACCGGCTGAAACTTCTTCAACCTTAAACTTAATTGTCTGATCATCACCGTCTAGAACAACAATCTTTTTATTGAACTGTGTGACATCAATATCATTATTAATATAGCTAGAACTTAGATTTACAGAATAACCAAAACCATCTTCAACAAATATCTTTCCGCCTATAACGGAGCTACCGTTCTTGAATATGTGATTACCGAATCTTTC